GAGATGGAGGGGGGTCAGATCTTCACGCCCTGCGGGCGCGCGTGGTCTGGAAACGCTGGCATTTAAAGGAGGGCTCGAGTCGCGTGTCAAGTTGATAGTCTTTCTTAAGGACTTTCGATATGAAAGGAAAGTTGGAGTGATGTGAAAACCGGGTCTTGACAAAAATGTTGAGGTCTGCAAAGTCTGAAAAGTCAAAATTGTAGCGTTTGAAGTACTCAGAGTCAGTCGTCGACAAGGGCAGATCAGCAGTAACGACATGTCGGTGTTGCTTCAAAACTGCTCTCAGATGCAGATCATCCAGGGGCGTGTCCGCGTCGGTCAACTTCTGAATAGCGGGGACAACGGTGCGCGAGTAAATTCCGTGCACAAGAGCCCGCTGGAATCGCTTCCCTCGCTCTTCAAGTGGTCCACGTCCGGGAAGATCCCCACGGCAAGTGCCGGAAGCCCGTAGGAACACTCCAAAGTTGATGGCGGCCATCCACCCTCTAGGGGTCCAAACCGGGGAGTGTTTAAGGAACTGGAGGTCCTGAAACTTCTCAAGTGGTTGCTCACCTGTAATGACGTACCCAGCACGTTCGGCCGCCTGAATAATGCCGGCCGGTGTGATCTCGTCAAGTTCAGAGATTGCAACCATGATGAGGATATTCGCCAAGTTGTTAATGGCTGTAGTTAGGGTGCTCCCGGAATAGAGCTTAGGGCCGTGCGGCTGAAGCAAAACACTTTCACGAGACGTACGCGACCGCAATCGTATAGGCGCCGCGCACTGGTCAATGACCCGCTGTGCATCACGCGAAAGCGATCGGGGCATAATATAACGCAACGCTTGAAATAGGTGAGGTGTGTGGGATGAGTCGCATGAGGAGATGTCAAGGTTGTGAAAGAGCACTCCTCCTGATGTGCGGTAAGAAAGGACCGAATCATCAGAAAAATAGACAAATACAAATCTTCCTGGAGGATTCTCGAGAAGGGTGAAAATTTCTTGAAAGAGAACAGGGTCCGGTGATTTGACAAAGATCAACAATCCACCCCCCCATTCCAGCCTCGCACTGGACTGGGCGGTCTTCAGGGCGTCCGCCAGCCGAAACCCAAGTAACGAAGCCTGAACGGAGAAGTCTCCAATGAGGCGGGTCTTCTTCTTCGGTTTGGCGTGTTCCTGAGGCTTCATTTTGCCAGTGACAAATGGCATCTTTCGCTTCCGGCTCTCTCCGAGCCAGGTGCGGCTAGTGAAGCGAACTGATGTCTCATTCAGCTCTTTCCACGCCTGCACCCGCGCTCGCATCTTGTCATGTGGGTCAGAATGATGTTCGGCGGCCTCCTGGTCGACCCCTTTAAAACTGGAGAAATAGGGCAAATAAATGTCATGAAGGTGATCAAGAAGGGCCTGATGCTGCATGATGAAATCCTCCTGGTTGCGCCGCAATGCCTGGTGGCGGCCTGGCTGTTCAGGAAAACGTGATCCCGTCATGCGCCTCAAGGCCATTGAAAGACCATGGTTTGACCGAGAATACATTACTGCGTTGTGTGCGACAGAAGGTCCAAAAATTGTGCGATAGAACATGTCATCGCAAATGTGTTCATCCTGGGTGAACTTGAGTTCTCCTTCCACAAAGAACTGAGCACCAGAAAGAACATCCCATTCGCGGTTGAAGAGAAACGGCTCTTTGAGATCTACGTCGGTTGTGCCGTCGCGAAACGGAGGCCGAACTCCGACGCCAATCGGGCCTCCGGGAGACGAAAAGGAAGAGAGTGAGAGGGATTAGCAACAGTGCTTAGACAACGCAAATGCGCGGCACACACTTCCTGGTAGAACCGCAAAAGTGTGTTCAATGCCACAAGGGACTTTCCGTATAGCGCTGCCAACTGCCCGCCACACACTGTGTCGTATCGAGCGATCACCGCTTTCCACCCTGAGTCGTCGCAGCGGACACCTTTCTCCGTCCGTGTGACGAACTGCCGTGTGTATAACTCAAGCTCAGGATGGTAAAGAGCCTGCAGCAACGCCGGATATACAGTAACCTCCTGGACGAATTCGAAGCAGTTGGTAACTGTTGTGAGGATGGCTGTGTCATTCAGCCTGGCCACCATCCCCTCATGATCGCGCCAGCGCCCCAAAAATTGCCACCCGACTCCTTTAACCTGCACAACCTCGTTGCGGTCCAAATCACTGTCATGCTGAACAAGTGAGATCTTCGGGTCAAGCAGCGGCGTGTGACGACATAACCACTGCTTAATCCTTTGGCCAAAAGATCGATGGAAGTCACCCTCTGTAAGCTGATTGGTGAGTAACAGGCGCCGCGACTGGCTGAATAAGAAATCAATCTTAGTCGAATTGAGGATGCGGGGGGCAACCATTCCAAA